GCAAACTGGTGAGACGCAAGAATGGAAAGGGCAAGATCCAGATCGCTTGAAGTTATTTTTAAAGAAATATCCTAAAGTGACCATGATCGAATCAGAAGTTCCTACGGTCAATCTCGCAATCGTTGTACAAGGCAAAGTAATGTATGATGGCCCAAATCCTATGGGCATTGATCGCTTTCCCTTTGTGCCGGTTATTGGATATTACAATCCGCAAATGCCATACTACCCCTATAGAATTCAGGGCGTTGTGCGCGGATTACGTGACTCTCAGTATCTATACAATCGCCGCAAAATTATTGAGCTGGATATACTTGAGTCTCAAATCAACTCTGGATGGAAATACAAAGAAAACGCACTGGTTAATCCAAAGGATGTATTCTTGTCGGGTCAAGGTCGTGGATTGGCATTAAAAGAAGATGCACAAATGACCGATGCTGAGCAGATTGTAGCACCAGGAATCCCTGCAGGAATGATAGAGTTATCTAAGATGCTCGGTGAAGAAATTTCTCAAATATCGGGCGTAAATGAAGAGTTACTCGGCAGTGCGACTGATGACAAAGCAGGCATCCTATCGATGCTTCGGCAAGGTGCTGGACTTACAACGCTTCAAATATTATTCGATAACTTGGACTATGCGCAAAAGCAATTGGGTGATATTATCATCGATTTGATACAAGCAAATTTCACTCCGGGAAAAGTAAAGAAGATATTAGAAGGTGAAGAGCCAACCCAACAGTTCTATAACAAAGCATTCGGTAAATACCACTCTGTTGTTGTCGAAGGGCTTAACACAGCTACCCAGAAAAACATGCAGTTTGCGCAGTTATTACAGCTCAGAGAAGCTGGCATTCCTGTTCCTGATGATGTACTGCTTAATGCGTCTACGATGCAGAACAAGAAAGAATTGGTAGAAGCTATTGCTCAGCAGCAACAACAAGTACAGCAATTACAACAAGCTCAAATGCAACAGCAAATGGATCTACAAGCTTCGCAAGCTGAACTTGCACGCGCTCGAGCGGCTGCAGATCAAGGACTTGGACTTGAAAGAATATCACGTGTTGAAGAAAATCAGGCATTGGCAGTTGAACGCCGTGCTCAAGCTATCAGAGATGAAGATGCTGGACTCTTGGATAAGGTTAAAGCCCTTAAAGAAATCGAAGAGCTTGATATTACGCACCTTGAGAAGCTTATTACCTTATCGCAAATGCTTAAAATGCAAGACAGCCAATCAGTTACTGAAAAAGAAGATAAAGCCATTAAAGGTGCCGAAAGCGCGATCGCCTCACAAGCCGCGCAACAACCTGCGCTCCAACCTCAAGGATTAAGATGAACCAAGCGATAGCACAAATACTTATTGGTGTATTGATGAGCACTTCAAATATGAGTCCTGATAAGATTCATATCTTATTGATGATTACGGAGCCATTGATTCATAAAGAAGAACTTACCGAAGAGCAAATCGAAGTCTATATGGAACAGATTGAAAACGTAAAGGAGTTATAATGGTTGCAGATTTACTACGCGATTCCGTTTTAGGAAAGATTGCAGACGATATCGAAGAAATAGAACACGATTTAAAATTTGTTAACGTGGGCGGTAATAAATGGCAAGCTCAGTTAAGCTTTGATCTTGATGAAAGTTCTATGAGCGATACTCAAAAGCAGATCATCTCAGAATTATTGAAATATTTATAATCCTCTAATGTAGAGGTATTTTTAACCTTGCGACGCATAAGCGGTTCGCAGTACAGAAAGGAGCCAGCAATGGCAGCTAAAAGACATCACCACAGAGAAGGCCATTATGAAGGACATGAAGGCCGTCGTCATCAAGAGATGCGCGATGCTGGAATGATTCATGAGAACCATGCAGCAATTGCTAATCTACCCCAAGAAGTCATGATCAAACCTTGGCCAGATGGTGGATCATATATGCCTGAAAAGCTTGATGATTCAATCCGTGGTGTTAATGAGCAAATCTCTGCAGATGATTCAAAGAGAATGCAGCATCTGAAGCCACATAAATACTAAACTTTACCAGTCATAAGTATTGTGATAACATGTTAGAACGAAAGGAATAACATGAAAATCACATTACATACTGGAAAAGAAGGCCAGCCAAGAATTATTTATGAGGTAAATGTTAATGGTGAAGTTTATAAAATTGGCACTCAACATAAACTCTATAATTTGAGATATAAAATGATTCAAAGATGTTATCATTCAAAGCCTTCTGAATATAAAGCCTACCAAGGCAAAAGGATTCAAGTATGTGACGAATGGCGTAATAATCCTGAATCATTCTTTGAGTGGTGCTTGAATAATGGCTGGAAAGAAGGATTGCAATTAGATCGTATCGATTCTAATGGCAATTACGAACCCTCTAATATTCAATTCTCAACAATAAGTGAAAATTCTAGAAGAGCCATAATAGGAAAATATGGTGAAAACGCTAGGAATGTAAAGCTTAATGATCAAAAAGTCATAGAGATTAAAAAAATGTTTGCTAAGAATATAACTAACTATAAAATTGCCAAGCAATTTGGGTTAGCTCAATCTACAATTGCCAATATTAGAAATAATAGATCTTGGTCGCATATAAAATAAAGGATTCGTATGGATCATATGAAAATAGCTTTTGAACGGGCGGGAAAAATACGTAGTGAACATCGCATGGATCCCCGTCGTCATCAAGAGCGCGTTGACTTTATGATGATTAACGAAGATCATTCGGCAATGGCTAATCTTCCACGTAAAGCCCAGCATCATGAATTTCCAAAAGATGGTGGCTATTTCTTACCGAAATGGGATTAATATGCCAGTAGCTCCACGCCCTCATAAAAAGGGCAAGAAGATCGCTTATGCTATTTTAGGGATGCCTGCTAACTTGCAGAAGCAGAACTGGAAGAAGAATAAGAAGGTCGAAAATAGGCTCGTGTTCGAAGAAACTGCTCGTGTGAGGTAGATAATAAATTCCGGGGGGCTAGATTGGCTAGCTCTTCGGAATATTAAGGAATAGAAATGAAACATAAAAAGATTCGTGGCTTACCATTAGCTAACAAGAAGCATAAGAAAAAAGAAAAAAAAGAACATAAAGAAGCTATTAAAAAAGCTATGAAGCATCCAGATAAACTTGGTGCTGGTGCTAAAAAAAGGCGCAAACTTGCTCCTAAAGACAAGAAGAAAGTTGTAATGGAAGAGTTCAAACGAGGTACTTTAAATAGCGGTAGTGGCCAGAAAGTCACTAATCCTAAGCAAGCTGTAGCGATTGCTTATTCTGAAGCTCGCCGTGCCAAAAAGCATAAAAAGAAGAAATAAATCTCTCGTTATCCTTTATTAGAGCCCCTCGTGTAACTTGCTTATGCGGGGGTTTTTTTATATCTTAGCTGATGTAATTGGAATTAGGAGATACATGACTCGTGAAACGGTAGGCAAAGTCGCCTCTGATCTTTTAGTAAAAGCCCCTGAAACTAAATCCCCCATTGAACAGATGCGGGAAAATCTTACTGATTATGAAAAGAACATCTGGGAATGTGTTGATAGATGCAAAAAGGATTTCCCTGGTGACTTCTATATAGTGGTGATTACAAAGAATGAGCGCCTCATGCCTAATGTATTTCGTAATTTCTTTTATGGGCGCTTATCTTGCCCCACTCCCGATTACGATCAAACCGTGTATAAATTTAAGCGCAAAGATAACGCACCCATTTTTATGTGGGTTATTCCATCCCGCGATGCAAGCTTTCATCTTAAGGACAATGCGCTCTATGTAGCACCCGAAGAACGGGAACTGCTCAAGTATGTTCTTGCCTTTGAGGATGGAACTTTATTTAAACTAGCTAAAGAATTGAATGGCGAAAAAGAAGAATCAGTAGAATTGGAAGAACCTATAGGTAAGTATGCCCGAATCGCATTAGGAAAATAGTGGCAAAAGAAATCTTATGCTGTGAATGTAAAAAGAATATTCCAGCTTCTAGAATCCTAACATTAGGATTTCCCGACGAAGAAATAATTTGTGGATCATGCATTAAAGATAAGTTCGGAAATAAAATGTATGAAACTATGAAAAGCTATTTTGATAAAAAGGAAGATAATGGCATTTGAAATCAAATACGATGTTGAAGGAAAAGTTATCCCTCAACCAGAACTTAAAAATCAATTGAATGCTGCTGCTGATGCATTAGATAACCCTGAACCTCAACAAGAAGCACAACCAGAACAAGTGCAGGAGCAATCTGTTCTTGAAACACTTGATGCACAGCAACCAGAAGAAACCAACCCCGAAAAACAACCAGAACCGGTACAAAACACCCCTGAAAAAAAACCATCGGCTCCTAAAGAGTCTCATCAAGCGATGAATTTCCGTAAGATGAAAGAGAAAGCTTTAGAGGCTGAACGAAGAGCCGCTGAACTTGAAGAAGCTTTAGCAAAAATGCAAAAGCAACAACCTGTTCAACCCCAAGAAGATGCGGAAGAAGAAATTGCAGTTGATGCTGATGCGCTTGTTGAGGGTAAACATCTTTCTAAAGTAAGCAAACATATTAAAAAGCTTGAACAACAACTACAACAATATCAACAGCAATCAGTTGTAAATGCAACTGAATTACGCCTCAAGACGCAATATCCTGACTTTGATAATGTTGTGACTCGTGAGAATCTAGAATCCTTGCGCTTAACGTATCCTGAGATTGCTAATACTATTAATTCGTCATCTGATTTATATTCGAAAGCAGTATCGGCTTATACTATGATAAAGAAACTTGGCTTGACCGCTGATGTAGAAGATTATGCAGAAGAGAAAGCAGTTATTCATAAGAATGCTAACAAGCCTAAGCCTTCTGCGGTGCTTAATCCTTCACAATCTGAAAGTCCCATGAGCAAAGTAAATGCATTCGCTAAGGGGCCATTAACGGATGAGTTAAAAGCGGCTATGTTAAAAGAAATGAACATGTACCGCAATAAATAGGTGATATATGCAATTGTGGCAAAAGCAATCCATCTTTGCTCAAAATATAGCGATGCTCTTGCAGTATATTCATTCAAAAGGATATTTTGTTACCTTCGGGGAAGCATTCCGTACACAAGAGCAAGCTAAGATATACGCTCATGATGGCAAAGGAATTGCCGATAGTCTTCATTGTAAGCGCTTAGCGATTGATCTCAATCTCATCAATGCTGAGGGAATATACTTACCTGATAGCAAGGATTATGAGCAATTTGGGGTATATTGGGAAAGCCTTGATCCACTAAACCGCTGGGGTGGAAGATTTAAACCACGAGTTGATGGCAATCATTTCCAGATGCAGGATTTATAAAGATTCCTTTTTACTTCAGATGCAAAGTTTTATTGCTTGAACTTTGTGTCGTACTTAGTGTGGCCCAAGATAGTTGCTTCATAGCTATCTTGGGTTTATTTTCATTTTGAGCACTTTTTAGAAATAAGAAAAACTCTTATTTTCACAAATGCTTGTATTCTGAAATTAGGAATGGCATGATCATTATATACTTATAATGCAAAGGAGGCGTTATGAAGGAAAATGAACCCAATCTTGATCAAGTCAAACAAAAAAATGCAACCAAAATAAAACTCGCCCTTATCGCATCACTTGTTACCCTTTATGCTGCCTATATGGGGAGTGTTCAACTTGGGTTGGATTTTGATAAATTCATTATGTTACTACTGGAGAAATAACATGAAGGCATTATTACTTTCAGCATTATTGTTATGTCCTGCAATAAATTGCAACTCCAAAGAACTTGAAAAGCAGCGTTTAGAATTAGCAATCCAACAAGAAAATGACGATATGAAAATTAAAATAGCAGCTATTGCAGCAGTAGTTACCATAATATTGATTTACCTTCGTGGCAAGGGCGGAGGTGAAGACGCTGCCACATTCGATACCATGATGTTGGATATTTTAAAAAAATAAGATACTCTATCGCCAGCGTAAACATAAGAGTCGCTCTCTTATATAGGGCGTATTCAGGAGATTCGACCCACTCCAAATCCCATCGGCGTCTTGTAGGTTTCGACCGAGCCTATAAACATCCAAATAATCGTTTTTAGTTAAGGAGCCTCAATGGCTATAACTACTACATCGATTCTTCCATCGCCAGTCCAGCAATCTTTTAGCTACAAGCTCTTATCAGTGCCTGTACCTAACATGATCCACAAGATCCCGGCCATGAAGAAGAATATGCCACGCAATGGCGGTAATACATTACGTATGAGACGTTACAATCCTCTTAATACCGCAATGGTTCCACTAGGAAACTCAGGTATCACGCCTCCAGCTCAAAATTTAACCGCGGTGGATATCGATGCACAGATTTCGTTTTACGGTAAAGGTGCCGTATGAATTTAGCTGATGTCCGACCTATGTTCAGCTAAATGAGCAGGTTAATAAAATAGATCTTTGAAATTCATGGTTTTGTAGGCAAATAGCCTGCTTTAAATCCGCTCTGATTGACTTGGAAGCCCTAACGTAAAGACGAGGGTGACAAGGGCGAAGATATTTTATCCTAAGCGATTTAGTTCTTTACAGCGAAGCCAAAGTTCTTTTCTTTTTTGAAGAACTTCATCCGAAACATTCCATCCAGTTTTACCAACGGTTTTTCTGTATTCTAGAACTACATCGGCTTGTTTACGCTTTATTAATAAATATGGTTTTATAATTCTGAGCGTTTCTTCAAGATCTTTTCCAAATATGTGCCAGCGATAGCATTTTTTTCTTCCTTCGATGTCCTTTCGTTTATCGAATTGACCTCCAAACACACATTTAAGTTCATTCATTAGCTCAAAGGAAGTATTGACGACAGTTAGGCGACATACGTAGTAATCTTTTTTTCTAGATTTATTATCAGGTGCGAGATGTTCTATACCAATACTACCTTCACCGTCTATTATGCCCGCTAGATAGATCCAATCTTCTTTTACTGAAAGAAGACGGAGATTACGAATTTGGTCACATCCATCGCAAGGACACCTATTAATATTATGCTCATGTTCACATTTATTACACACGCAAGCTTTAAGACTATGTTCCATAAATTCCTCATAATTGTCCCACAGCTATGGGACAAAGATAAAACAATATAATTATGGCTACAGCGTACCATAATTAGGATGAAATGTCACGCTGAGAGACTGAGGCGAGTGGACACCGAAAGGTGAAGCGACAGTCCGAACTGTATGGAGACATACAGAGGGAGGAATAACAAGACTCCCCGCCAATTGCGCAGCAGCTGCTGCACAATTGGTCAAACAAAGCAACAGAATGTACCCTACAAAACCAAGATCCAGTCTTGAACGAATGTGCAGCACGTTTAGGTGTGTCACTCCGTTATGCAAACAGAAGATCAATTAACAAGAGACATGTTAGCTGCTACAGCAGGTTTCATTAATTGTGTTGGCGGAGTTAACGGTAAGTTGGTTGTTGCCGTTAAAAAATCCTGGGTGATTGACTTGGAACCCGAAGTGGCGAAAGCTAACCGGCAACAAGGGGCAAGTTTAAATACAGCCTGACAGACTAAGCCCTGGGACGCCGAAAGGTGATGCGATAGTCGAATCTCATGCGATAAGTATGAGAGGTAGCAGAAATGACTACCCGCTTAAATGTTAAATACCTTTTTTGTTAAGTTGGTGAACTTTATGAACAATTTTATCTCGCTCTTCAATTATGGAAGCATAAGATTTGCGGAATTCCTCCGTATGTCGAGCGCCGCCATTTTTCAAAGTGGTTTGATAAAATTTTATAAGTTCTTCACAAACAGGTTTTTTATAGGACAAATAAGGAACAATAAAGGGCAAAATCCTCGAAAGAGCCTTTCCCGATATCTTCCACATGAGTTGATTTCTATGGTCTTTATTTTTACTCTCTCGATCAATAAAATGAAGATGTCCTCCGAATCTTTCCATAAGCCATTGAAAAATTGGTCTTCTGGTATTATTGATGGAAAGAATTATTTTATAAACTGTATTGGGTCTATTTTTAGGTTTGTAATGTTGAATGCTCAAGCAGCACTCCGCATCTATAAGACCAGCAAGATAAGCATAATCAGTTTCATTGATTGGTTGAGGATAATTTTTTCCCCATTCAGTCAATTGCCTTGGGCAAATAATAGTAACTTTATAAAGCGCCCTAAGTCTTCTACTTTGTTCTATGAAATCATATTGATTTTCTTTGGTGATAGAAAAACAAAAGTTTTCAGCTTCTCGTATCTTATCCACCAAATAAGGTTGAATGGATTGAGTAAATTGAAGAGCTTTCTTTGTTTTGATAATAAATTGATATTGGGGCTTTTGACCCGAATATTTCAATCTATTATCAGAAAGTCTAACACTTCCTCCAAACTTGGAAGCAAATTCATCGAGAATAAATCTGTTTGTAGAAGCTATAACCAACATGGATTGATAGCGAATTCGGCCAGTCTTCTTATTGGTAGTTTTACCAATATAAAAGCATCCGTCTCCATCTATATATCCAGCAGCATAAGCAAAATCGGTATTTTTAATCATGCTTATAATATAGCATAGATTGGCATTTAAGTCCACAAGTAATAGTTATGGACAACCCAACAGAAATTACTCGTTCAGATGTTGATGCTGTTGTGCGTACATTGTTAAATAACAATGCATATACAATTATGGACAACATCGAAGGTGAAGATAAATTCGGTACAGCTCCAGTTCGTGATGCATACTTTGCATTATGCTCAACCCAATTAACGGGTAACTTGGATGCGGTTGCTGGATTCATTCAAAAGAACCAATATCCAGCTCCTATGAATGCATTGCGTAAAAACTGTGCGCAATTAAAATCTTCTCTGATAGACTTGGAAGCCTTAGCGTAATAATCTAAATACTGAAGGCAATAAATGAATAGAAAAAGTTTCTTCATAAGCGAAATAATTAATAATCCAATACCACTACAATCTTGCACAATCTGCTTGTCTGAGTGGGATTATTTTAAAAAAGAAGATGATTCATTTGCTTATGGGTGCATTGTGGAAACTTGTCCTAATTCTTTTTTATTGCGTGAAAGTTTTGAATTACGTAGGCAACAAGGGGCAAGAATAAATGTGGGATAATTGCAAAAAATGTAATAAAGAAATTTTAGAGCATATACCAAGCATGTTTGAAGAGGAATATTTACAATATTTGTGTAATGAATGTTGTGAGCAATTATCCTTTAAATTAAGCAAACTTAAAACTGTGACTTTGAGATTTAAAAATGAAATTATTTCCGAATTTATTCAGCCTGAACGTAGCAAGCGAGAAGACTCACAGAAATGTGAGATGCGGTGCTCTGAACATTGTGGAAACACAGTGAGGGATAAGTAGAGAAAGTCCCCGCCTAGCAATAGGTCAAAAAAGTAACAGATTTGTCAGAATGGGGTGCTATTGGTAACCTTCGTTTCCTTATCAGCTCTATTGGATCATTTGCTGCTAATGCTTCAAGCAGCGGTGCAAACGTATTCAATATTTTCTGCGTTGGTATGGAAGCTTATGCATGTATTGAACAAGATGGTTATAGCGCAAGCTTTATCTATCGTCCGCCAATATATGATGGCCCATTAGCGCTTAATGCTTCTGTTGGATATAAATTTGCTGAAGTTCCGCGAATCACCAATGATTTGTGGGTAATCAACTTACGCGCAACATTAGCTTAAAGGAGAGACTATGGACGGAACTATATTAGGTCAAGGTTCATTTGTTGTTCCTTCGACTGTTGTAAATCAATTAATCGTTATTCCTTCTAATGCTGACTGGATGGAAGTTCTCAACTATACCCAAATGGGTACAGCTGGTACTGCATCTACCTACTTTGGATGGAGATATCTCTGGCAACGTGGTATGGCCGCTGGCACCGGAACTGTAGAGTTCTATGCTTCTAACGGAACAACTGTGGTTTCTGGAGATACGTTAGCATCCGGTGGATTTACCCTTTATGATCCATCTGGACAATCAGCTGGCGCATTACCATTACTTGGTAATCCAGTTGCAACAACTGCTTCTACTAACGCTACTCGCCCTGTTGTAAGTACTGCTACTACTACCGGTCTTGCTGTAGGTTCTGTAGTTCGTATGAGCAGCACCGCACAAACTGATGTTAATGGTGTTGATATGGTGGTTGGTGCAGTTTCTGCGGGTGTTTCATTCACCTTATTGACTGCTACTAACCCATTAGCAACTGCTCCAGGCGCTATAGGTGGTGCTGGATTCTATAGAATTGTTAATGCTGACTCATTGTTCTACCCAAGACATCGCTTTGTAGTGAAGATTACTCAAGCAGCTAATGCTCAAGTATCTACTTCAGTAGCGCATGGATTGACTCCAGGACAATCAGTGAGATTCGCAATTCCAGCAGTTTCAGGAATGATTCAATTGAATCCAACCCCTGATAACAACTACTTAATCGCCAATGTTGTATCAGTTGTTGATGACTACAATTTCAAGATTGATGTTGATACAACTGCCTTTACTGCATTTACTTGGCCAACCATTGCACAACAACCAAGTTCATTCCCTCAAATGGTTCCAGTTGGTGAAGATACTGCGTTATCGCTTGTATCTGCTGCTTCGCAAGTTCCTTCTGTTGGTGGTGTCCAAATTTATGGCACCCAATCAGGATTACTTGCTGACGCTACAACCAATACTGGATTCCTAGGAATGCTCTTAGGAACAGGCGGTGCTGGTATCGCTAACTCTGGTTTAACTATTACTGGTCCTGCTGGTTCAGCAGCTAGTGATAAAGTTTACTGGAAATGTGGTAAGTCTTCATTTGGCGGACTATAAACGCTCAATCACGTTACTTCATCAGGAGGGCTGGAAACGGCCCTCTGTTCTTGAACTGTCGACATTTCGGAGACGGTTCAGTTATAGACAATTTGTAGACAACTGAAATAGTCGCACCGTGGTGCGACAAAGGGAATATATGTCAGAAGAAACCAAAAAAGAAACAAAGAGTAATCTCCCAAGAAAAGGGAAAGACCTGAAATACCAAAGGGATAGAGATAGAGAAATGGTACGCGGTATATTTCGTTTTTATGAAGTACCAGGAGGAACATTGTCCTTCTCTTTCAGAAAATACCGTGAAGATGAAATTGAAACATACACATTGAATGATGGCGAAATATATACTATTCCTAGAGGAGTAGCGCATCATCTTTCAAATAACTGTTGGTATCCAGAATATAACTATAAGAAAGATGAAGGAATGAATAACGTTGCTATGATGACTAAGAAGAAAAGACGTTGCTCATTTGATCCGCTTGATTTTATGGATGTCGATGAATTGAATGAATTAAGACCTTCAAACATAGAAACAGTAACTTTCCTTAAATAGAATAATGGGAGCTGTTATGGCTGATTATAATTGTTATGCATACGCAATGCCGGTTTATGGCCCTGCCATGAGGTTAATATCCTCGATTACAAATAGCACTGCCGCTACTGTCACCACAACCTTTGCTCATGGTTATGTTGATGGAACTATTGTTCGTTTTGATATCCCCCCCGCGTGTGGTATGCCTCAAATTAATCAACAGACAGCTCCTATTTTAGTTACTGGACTAACTACATTTACCGTTCCTATTGATACCACGCTTTACCAGGCATTTTCAGTTCCTGCGGGATTGGGACCATTCATAAATGTTTGTCCGCAAGTTGTGCCTATTGGTGAAAATAATGACACATTAAAAGCTGCTGTTGTTAATCAGCTTTGATATGCTAAGCTGAAACAAAAAATTCTAAGGAGAAATGATGGCATTTATTGCTCAACCAGATTCCTCACTAGCAGCGATTCAAACGAAAGTTAGAAGGCTTACTCGTTCTCCTTCTGAAGCGCAATTAACTACCACAGATTTGAATAACTATATTAATACGTTTGTGGTATACGATTTTCCGGAACATTTAAGAACATTTAATTTGCGTACAACATTCACGTTCTTCACAAATCCATATCAGGATGAATATTTCACCGATATGGCTTCATATGGAAATGTATTAGTCAATCCATCAATACAATACAACCCCTTGTACAACTTTCAGAATAATTACTTAAGTGTTCATCCTCCACTTTACATTGCTGGGTATCAGGCTCTATATACGCAGTCCCCTGAGCAATTTTTCAATATCTATCCGAAAATCAATTTTGTTCAGGCGACTGCTAATTCAGGGAATGGTGTTTTAACTACATTCACTGGTGTTATCAATACACAGCAAGCAATTGTTCCCAATTCATTCCAGCAACAGATTGCACTTTTACAACGACAAGTATTATTTGATTCAGTAGATACAAATTTGAATGGATTGACGCTTGTTGATGTGCCGGTACTCAATACATCTAATGGATATTCGACCGTTGTAGGCAATCTTTATGATCCAAATTCAGCTGCATATCAAGCAGCATTAGCAAGTCCTCCAACAACGGTGCTAGCAAACAATAACATAAATTACGCAACTGGTGCTTATACCATTACATTTTCCGCTGCACCAAAAGCAGGAGCGCCAATTAATTCACAAACGGTGCCTCAAGTATTGGCATTGCCACAAGCGGTTATGTATTACGCAAATAAGTTTGTCGTGCGTCCAGTTCCAGATCAGCCATATCGCATCAATATGGAAGTATATCAATCTCCCGTATCGTTACTCTCAAGCAGTTCGTTGCCTGCATTGAATGAATACTGGCAATTTATAGCGTTTATGACCGCAAAGAAAATCTTTGAAGACAGATTTGATTTTGATTCTGTAAATTCTATCTTGCCAGCTTGCAGAGAACAAATGAACTTGTGCAATCGCAGAACAATTGTA